GTGCTCTTCCGCGATGCCGTGGCCATGTACCAGCAGAGCCCCGAGCTGTACAAGCGCCTGTCGCCCAGCGGTGTCGGTGAGAACGTGTGGAACCTGGGCTACCGCGCCACTGGTTCCTGGTTCCGCCCGATTTCTGCCGATGACGGCCAGTCTGGCCCGCGGCCGCATGTGGCCCTGATCGATGAGGTGCACGAGCACAAGACCGCCCAGGTGGTCGAGATGATGCGCGCTGGCACCAAGAGCCGGCGCCAGGCGCTGATCTTCATGATCACCAACTCGGGCGCCGGCCAGAACACGCCCTGCGGGATCTACCACGACTACGGTGCCGAAGTGGCCGCCGGCAAGCGCGTGGACGACGCCTTCTTTGCCTTCATCTGCGGCCTCGATGAGGGCGACGACCCGCTGCGCGACGAAAGCTGCTGGGCCAAGGCCAACCCATCGCTGCAGTTCGCCAACCTGCCCGGCCTGCAGTACCTGCGCGAGCAAGTGACCGAAGCCCTGGGCATGCCGGCCAAAGAGGCGCTGGTGCGCCGCCTCAACTTCTGCCAGTGGACGGCGGCCATCAACCCATGGCTGTCGTCACATGTGTGGGATCCGTGCCAGCAGCCCTTCAGTTTGGCCGAGCTGCGCGGTCGCCGGGCATATGCGGGACTGGACCTGTCCAGCACTACCGACTTGACCGCCTTCGTGCTGCTGGTCGAGCCAGTCGAAGCCGGCGGTGCCTGGAGCATCCTGCCCTGGTGCTGGCTGCCCGAAGAGGGCCTGGCCGAGCGCTGCCAGCGAGACCGCGTCGACTACTCGACCTGGAAGCGGCAAGGCTTCCTGGAGACGACGCCGGGCCGGGCCATCAGCAAGCGGCATGTGCTGCAGCGCGTGGCGCAGATCTGTGCCGAGTTTGACGTGCAGGGCATCGCCGCCGACCGCTGGCGCCTGGAAGACTTCCAGCAGCAGGCCAGCGACGACGGCATCACATTGCCGCCGCTGACGCCGTTTGGCCAAGGCTTCAAGGACATGAGCCCGGCTATTGAAGCTTTTGAAACCGCGCTGCTCAACCGCACCGTGCGCCACAACAACCACCCGGTGCTCACCAGCTGCGCCGCCAATGCCGTGACCGATACCGACCCGGCCGGCAACCGCAAGCTGAACAAGATCAAGGCTACCGGCCGAATCGATCTGATCGTGGCGGCAGTGATGGCATATGCCAGCGCGGCATCTCAGGCCGAGGACGTAGTCGTGCCGCAAGTGTTCACCCTGGATCTCGCATGACCGCCACACTCGACCTGACCCGGCGGGCCCACACCGCCAACACCCTGATGTCCTGGCTAGCCTCAAACGATGGCGCCATGGACCGGGCCGGCGTGCGGCCGGCGCCACAGGCCGCCATGGAAAACGGCGTCACCACCGGCCTCACCGCCGAGCAGCTCATGGCCACGCTCGGCCTGGCGCAGGTCACTGCTGCTGGCGTACCTGTCACGGCCGATGTGGCGCTGCGCGTCTCCACCGTCTACGCCTGCGTGTCGCTGCTGGCCGGTGCCATCAGCACACTGCCATTCGCCATCTTCGAGCGCGACGGCAACGCCCGTAAGCGCGCCGACCACGACTACTGGTGGATGCTCAACGAGCAGGCCCATGGCGACAGCACGGCAGCCGCTGCCTGGGAGCAGCTCATCTCCGGCAAGCTGTTCTACGGTGACGGCTTCGCCAGGCTGGAGCGGGCAGGCTACGCCAGCACCCGCGTGATCGGCTGGAAGCCCATGCACCCGTTGAGCGTGCAGCCCTTCCGGGCGACCGATGGCACGCTCTACTACCGCCACCAGCCCGATCGGGGCGAGCAAGTCACCCTCGACGCGTCCGACGTCATCCACCTGCCCAGCCTGGGCTTTGACGGCCTCACCAGCCCCAGCCCCATCACCTACGCCGCGCGCGAGGCCATCGGCATCAGCGTGGCGGCCGAGCAGTACAACGCCCGCTTCTTCAGCCAGGGTGCCACGTTCGACTACGCGCTCAAGACCGCGTCGACGCTGAAGAGCGAGCAGCTGTCCGACCTGCGTGAAAGCCTGCGCGCCCGGGTGCAGGGCGGCTCGCGCGGCCCGCTGATCCTCACCGGCGGCCTCGAGCCGGCCAAGCTCAGCGTCGATCCCAAGGATGCCGAGATCCTGGCCACCCGGCTGTTCAGCGTCGAAGAGATCTGCCGCATCTTCGGCGTGCCGCCCCACATGGTGGGCCACACCGACAAGACCACCAGCTGGGGCTCTGGTATCGAGCAGCAGGGCATCGGCTTCGTGCGCTACACGCTGCAGCGCCACCTCACGCCCATCGCCCAAGAGTTCAACCGCAAGCTCTGGCCGATCCGCCAGCGCTTCTTCGTCGAGCACATCACCGACGCGCTGGTCAAGGGCGACCTGAAAAGCCGCTACGAGGCCTACCGCATCGGCCTGGGCCGTGCCGGCGAGCCGGGCTGGCTCTCGCCCAACGAGGTGCGCCGCCTCGACAACCTGCCGCCCATCACCGATGGCGAAACCATCAACAAGGGGAGCGCCGATGCGCCGAAACAACCTGCTGCAGCTGCTCGCTGACAACCGCGCCAGCTTCACTCCGATCGAGCAGCGCATCGTCGCTGCCGCCCAGGGCGAGGCCACCATCTACCTCTACGACCCGATCGTGTCCGATCGCGTCACCGCTGAATGGTGGGGTGGTGTGTGCGCCCAGGACTTTGTGCCTGCCATGCGCAGCATCGAAGCCGAGCGCATCCACCTGCGCATCAACTGCGGCGGCGGCGATGTCTTTGCGGCCGAGGCCATCTGCCAGGCCATCCGGGACCAGTCGGCCCACGTCGTGGCCCACATCGAAGGCGTGGCGGCCAGTGCTGCCACCGTCATTGCCTGTGCGTGCGATGAGGTGCTGATCAGTGCCAACAGCAAGTACATGATCCATGAAAGCTGGACCTTTGCCATGGGCAGCAAGCGCGACCTGGCGCAGGTCATCGACCTGCTGTCCAAGGCCGACCAGACCATGATGGCCGAGTACGTGCGCAAGACCGGCGCCAGCGCTGAACAGGTGCAGACCTGGTGCGAGGCCGAGACCTGGTTCACCGGCCAGGAAGCCATCGACGCAGGCTTTGCCGATGCACTGGCCAATGACGTGCAAGCGTCTGCACAGCAAGCCGGCCCCAAGGCTGCGTCGCGGCACTGGCGTCTCAGCGCCTACGGCCATGCCCCCAAGCTGGCCAAGCCTGCCGATCCGACCGAGCAAGACCCCCCCCTCACAAAACCTCCGGCGTTGATTGACGCCAGTGACGACCACCGCGCCCGGCAACTGCAACGCCTGCAGCTGCTCGAGCGCACCGCCATCGCGTAGCGCCCTCGCGCAACCGATCCAGGCCCGCCACCCCGGCGGGCTTTTTTTGTCCCACCCAGAAAGGAATCACCATGAGCAAACTCGCTCAACTGCGCGAGCGCCGCAACGTCAAGGCCCAAGAAGCCAACACGCTCAACGCCCGCTTCCCCGCCGACCAGCGCATGCCTGCAGCCGATGCTGCCAACCTGGACACTCTGCTGGCCGAGATCGAGGCCATCGACGGTGACATCACCCGCGAGTCGCGCCTGGCCAAGCTGGCCGCCGAGCAGACCGACAACCTGCTCAACCGCGTGCGCGACGACGCCACCCGCGACCCGTCCAAGCAGACCGAGCACAGCAAGGCCCTGCGCGCCTTCCTGGGCGGTGGCATCAGCGCTTTGGACGATCGCCAGCGGCAGGAGTTGACCGCCCGCGTCAACCCCGACATCCGCCAGGCCATGAGCACCACCACCACCACGGAGGGTGGCTACACCGTGGCCACCGAGTACATGCGCTCGCTCGAGGCGGCCATGAAGGCTTACGGCGGCATGCTGGACGTGGCCGACATCATCCGCACCGCCTCGGGTGCCGACATGAACTTCCCCACCACCGATGCCACCGCTGAAGTCGGTGAAATCGTGGGTCAGAACAGCGCCGCCAGTGGCCTGGACACCACCTTCGGCAACACGGCCCTGTCCGTCTACAAGTACAGCTCCAAGAAGATCGCGCTGCCCTGGGAGCTGCTGCAAGACAGCTTCCTCGACATCGAGGCCTACATCCAGGAGCTGCTGGCCATCCGCCTCGGTCGCATCACCAACCAACACTTCACCACCGGGACTGGCACGGGCCAGCCCCGCGGCATCGTCACGGGCGCAGCATTGGGCAAGACTGGCGCAACCAGCCAGACCACCACGGTGATCTATGACGACCTGGTCGATCTGGAGCACAGCATCAACCGGGCCTACCGCCGCAGCGCCAAGTTCGGCTTCATGATGGCCGACAGCTCGCTCAAGGTGGTGCGCAAGATCAAGGACACCCAGGGCCGTCCGATCTTTGTGCCGGGCTACGAGACCGGCGCGCCTGGCGGTGCCCCCGACCGCCTGCTGGGCCGCCCGATCACGATCAACGATGACGTGGCCGCGATGGCTGCCAATGCCAAGTCGATCCTGATGGGCGACTTCAGCAAGTACAAAGTGCGCCAGGTGATGGACCTCACCCTGTTCCGCATGATCGACAGCGCCTTTACGCTGAACGGCCAGGTGGGCTTCGTGGCTTTCCAGCGCATCGGCGGCAACCTGGTCGACGCCGGCGGCGCCGTGAAGTACTACGCCAACAGCGCCACCTGATCGCCTCCAGCGACAGGCCCAGCCCGCCGCCGCCAACGCCGCGGCGGGCGTCTCCCCACCCCTCAAGGATTCACCCATGAGCAAACTCGCTCTTGCCCTGGTGCTGTGCGATGTCGCGGCCCACGCACTGAAGGCCGGCAACCTGGTCGAGGCCGATCCCGCCTTGATCAAGGCCCTGGCCGCCGATGGCTCGGTCGACCCGCACCGCGAGGCCGTTGCCTACGCCAAGTCGCAGAACGCTGCCGTGCAGCGCAGCTCGATCGAGCTCGAGGCCGAGACCCGTGCTGCAGTTGCTGACGCCAAGCGCGTCGAGATTGCCCAGCTGATGGACTTGCATGGCAAGGCGGAAGGCGACACCGCCGACGCGCTGGCCAAGCAGATCCAGGCCGCTCAAGCCGCGCTGGCCGACTTGGTCGGCTGAACCCGGGCTTTGCCAGTAGCTGAACCACACCAAGGACAAGCATGACCATCCAACTGCTGACCGACTACGGCTATGGCCGCTTCACGATCCCGGCTGGTCGTGTGGTCAACGTGTTCAACGCCGCCACCGAGGCCGGCCTGATTGCGGCTAAGCAAGCCATCGCCA